CCCCCCCCACCTTGAACTCGGGAAGTGTCGCCCGTACTCGAAGGTATTGGTCTTGATATCATGAAGAATCGCCGCCCTGAGTAGGGCGGCATGTTTGATGTTGGCTTTGGTCACCGGCAGGCCGAGGGACTCACGGCACCGGATGCGGCGCCACATGAAGACGATCCTCAAATTGCCGCCGTGTATCTCGATACCAGTGTGCTTCGCCAGCTCGGCCTCTAGGCCACTTGTGATGCGCTCTCGGCCCACTTGTCATACTCTGCGATGTTGATGGTTATACGGCCGTCAGGGGCCTTCCGCCAGATTCGGCCTTGTGCCCAGGTTCCGTTCTTCACCTTGTGGCGAATGGCGTCTTCGGAATAGCCAGTTAGCTCGGCTGCACGATTGATAAGTACCCAACGTGGTGTGCTCATTTACTCACCTCGTTGTTGCTCACTGCTTCGCTGCCATTTTCCAGCGCTTCAACTGGCGAGGTTGGCTTGTCAGGATGGATGTTGTTGTCGGGCGTACCGCCCTCCGCATTGTCGAGGCTTCGGTAAGGCGGTGCATCAGCGCGGCGCTTCTCATTGGTTGTGAAGCCCGACACTTTGCGGATCTGTGAGCAGCGTTCGTGGTTTCCGCGCGTGCGAGTGGTGTTGCAGACGTCGCAGATGACCGACATGGCGGGACGGCTGAAGGTCTGCACCCCCTTGGCCCCCCTGGCGTTCGGTATATAAGCGGGTGTATTGATCACAGCGAGTACCTCTCATGGACTCGGCGGGAGTTCGGGCTCAGTGCCAACTGCTCAGGGTTCGTGGCGCTATCAACAGTCGATGAGGTGCTTGTCACTGGGCGGCTGGTGGGGGTGGTGCGGTCGAGCTTGATCAGGGCGAGAATCAGCGCCACAGCTAGCATCAAGCTGATCAGCTGCCAGGTACGTGTTGAATTACCCATGTCGGCGTTCCTCATTGATCTGTCTGATTACCTGCTTGCTGGCAAGGTTGAACAGCTCGTCGGCGGAAACCGGCGTGACGGACTGCTCGAAGTTGCTGACGGCGTCAAACCGAGTGCGGTACAGCCCGGCCTGGCCGAGCCAAGCCGCTGCGTCGAGTTTTGCGTCAGGTGCTGGATGATCGTGCAGGCTCATGCTGCAGTCCCCACTGTCGCGGTGCTGGCCGGGGTGGTGCGCAGTTGTGAGTGGATGCGCATTGCGAGCGCTTGGATGTCCTGGCGTTGTTGCATGGCCCGGGTGCACCACGGCTCTGTGCCTTGGGCGGCCTTCCACGTTTTCTTAGCCAGCGCCAGTGTCTCGCTGGCATTGATCAGCAAGTCGTAGTCGGACTTGGTCACGACAAGTCCGGTATAGGACATGATCCGTTCTTCAAGCTCGTTGATCGTGCGTTTGAGAGCTGCCACGGCCATGTGATGCTTGCGTTGGTCGGCCTCAGTATTAATCCGAGCTTCGTCCAGGTCGTCCCTGAGGCCTTTGATCTGCAGTCTGAGGTCAGCTTTATGCAGCTGCTTGCCCACTTCCAGGCCGCGGTTGAAAGCCCGGTGGCGCGCTTTGGGAATGATGAAAGTCAGGGCGATTAGTGTGATAAGCCAAAGGATGCCCATGGCGAGAACTTGTTGATGCGGTTGCATGTGCTGTGCTCCTAGTGCCCAGCACCGGGCCGGTGATGTGGTGGTGGCCTGGTGCTGAATGCGGTACCCCTGATGGCCGGGGCTGCCTCTGTTACGCCGTCTTCTTCGCTTGGGTGTCGAGGTAGTCGGCAAGATCGTGCAGGTAGATCACGTACTGTGCTCGGGCCGAGTGGTGCAGCTTTGTAGGCTTCAGCCCAATCTTTCCGGCGTTGATCAACTCCTTGAACCGGCGGTCAGTTTTGATATGCGGGAAATAGCGCTCCCGAACCGAGGCCAACGTCGGGCAAGGCGTCGTCCATTCATTGCGCAGCTGGCGAAGCGTGTCGCTCATGGGTGCTCCCCGTGCCCTACGGGGAGTTGGCCGAGCTTGGCGCGTACCGCCTCGGCGAGAGCGTGTTTGCAGTTGCCGACGGCAGTGGCGCAAATTTCGCCCAGGTCGTTGGTAACCACGGTGCCGAATGGGTTTGCCTTGTCGGTGGTGGGTGTGATGTAGGCTCGCAGGCCCTCTGGAAGCATGCTGGAAACGCAGTCCAGTGCATCCATCAGTGCAATGGCGTGCAGGCTCTGCAGACCCGACTCGGTTCGACCGTTGGCCAATTCCTGCAGAAAATCGCGTATTGCCATGTACTTGGTCGAATCCCCGCGCCGCAGGGTAAGGGAGCCCGTGAACGGACCGAAGCGCACCTTAAGGTGATGATCACGGCTGTCATTCTCGACGTGAATGTGTGCGTCGATCGATGTTTCGGGGCGTCGCATAGGGCAGGTGGCGCTGCCGCCGTTCTCCAGCGTGTGCTCAAGCAGCATCACTCGGCGCAAGTTGATGGCGAACTCACTCATGCCGCACCCCCATTGGGATGGCGCGAACATGGCCGGTTGGGGAGATGACTAGAAGCAGGCCGGTGGAGCGTTGAAACGCTTCTACGATTGCGGGGCGTGTGCAGGTTGTAGGGTGCAAGTAGACCTTGCACCCATTTGCGTGCTGTGCGGTTGGCATTGCTGGACCTCAGTGGTGAGAGGGATTGCGATCCAGACAATACTCAAACGAATTTGACCGGTCAATACCTATTCGTATTGATCGTATGAGTGGTACCGTTAGAAGATTTCCAGCTTTGAGAAGACCACGCCGCAGATGGATGCGTCATTAGGCAACTCAATAATGGGATCCGGCCACGATGGGTTTAGAGGCTTGAGAAATCGGCGCGAGCCCTCGAACACGATCTGCTTGAATGTTGCTTCCCTGCTATCCGCCAGTTTGACGATGACCAGAGAGCCGTTTTCGTAATCCTTATTCGGATCGACGAAGATGACATCTCCATCCATGAACGATCGCCGTTCATGGGGGTTGAACATCGACAGCCCGCGTACTCTTAGCGCAAAGGTCGCGCTGCTGTGGGACACAGCGCAAGGTAGCCAGCTGTCTACGTCCTGTAGTTCCAGTACATCTTGCATTTCACACCACGTTCCCGCCTGCACCCACGAGATCAGCGGCACGAATCCTCTAATGCGCGGACCTGGTTCGATATTGGAGTTTGGGCCGGTGACAATGTCGAGCGTTTCCCCGCCCTTCCAAAGCCATTCGCTGGTGACGCCAAGAGCTTTCGCCAGTTTCTCGACATTCGACTGGCGGGGGCTTGCAGAAGTACCGGTGAGAATTCGGTGAATGGTTGGCTGCGGTACCCCTGAGCGCCTACCCAATTCCCCTTCAGACCACTCCAACTCATGCATTCGCTGTGCTACGCGCTTTCCTATCACGGCTATTGCTCTGATTCGTTTACGTATCGGAATTGTATTGCCCTGCCCAATTCGTTTGGGTATTATTATTCCAATTCGATAACGCATCGGTGGGTGCAATGACCATTCAAGAGATGCTTCAAAAATTGATCGATCTGGGCTTTTCGCAGCGTGCGATTGCAGATCGTGTTGGGGTCACTCAGCCAACAATCTACCGAGCAACCAAAGGCGCAGCCGTCCGCTATGAGGTGGGTAAGGCTATTGAGCTGTTCTATGAAGAGCAAAAGAACATCGCTGAAAAGCAGCAAAAGTAAGGACTGCTGAACTAGGGCCTCTCACCACAAGAATCCCCTAGCTCAGCATGCACGGCGCAGAGCGCCGAGTAACCCGCCATCTGGTTGCCTCTCACCACAAGATTCGCCGGATGGCTAGAACCGCGTGAAATGCCCGCACAGCACGCAAAGCACAGCACATCGGTTGTTTTCACAGGATAGGACGTACTCACGCCTGTGACTACACCGTTAATCGAGGTTTAACGGTTTATGAGTCGCATCGACACTCTGCCGGACGCAGGGCCGGCACTATCCCTTAAGCAGGCGCTCTACCGCGCCGGTCGCGATTACAAGGGCGGGATCACCCGCTTGGCGTTCGAGATGGGTATGGATCTCGACGCTCTCCAGAAAAAGCTAAAACATGACGAAGAGCGCCGCTGGCTGACTCCGGACGAACTGGAAGAGGTGCTGCAGTGGACTGCCGACAGGCGCGTTCTCGACGCCCTGGGGCGTGCGGCTGGCGTTGTTTGGTACCGCCCCTCTCCGATCCCTGCAACAAATGAGCAATTGAAAGCGGTTGGCCTGCTATTGCAGGAAGCGGCTCAGTTCGTGAGCAGCATGCATGAAGGCGCTGCCGACAACGTATGGGAGCTGCACGAAGTGCAGAAGCTAGAAGCCTGCGGCCTGGATGTGATTCGACAGGTTCTGGCTATCACATCGGGTGCACGTCAAGCCATGGAGGACCAGAGCAATGGCTGACGTGATCGATGTGGCAAACGACCAGGCTGACTATCACCTGCAGGTGGCGCTCCAGCGCCGTGCTCGCCCAGCGATGAAGCCGAGCGCGCAATTCTGCGAAGATTGTGACGAGCCGATCCCGGTAGTGCGGCAGCGTTGAG